CGTCACCATAAAGACGACCTCGATGCAAATCGAAGAGGAAACCGTCTCGAAGGTTTTTGTTATTACGTTCGACGTTGAACTCGCTCAAGTTATCCGATGCTAAGACTTACGATAGAAGGCAATGAAATTGAGCTGTACGAGAACGAGCCGATAAACCTCTCGTATCAGTTTAGCAACCTCCAAGAAATCAACGCTTCGGCTTCGAGCTTCTCGCAGACCTTCCGCGTTCCGCTTACCAAGAAGAATCAAGAATACTTCGGGGCGGTCAATGAGTTTGGCCTTATAACTACATGGGATCCCAAAACGAAAGCCTCTGCCGAACTGACTTCAAGCACCATTCCGATAATGCGCGGCTTCGTTCAAGTGAAGGCGGTGTACGTGCAGAAGGGTAAATACGCAGACGTTGAAATCGTTTTCTTCGGGGAGACGGCCAACCTCTCGCGGGATATCGGCGACGGGATGCTGACAGACCTCGACTTATCGACGTATGACCACGATTTGAACGCTACAAACCTTGAGGCCAGTTGGGCGGGTACTTTATCAAACGGAGTCATTCGTTACGGGTTACCGGATAAAGGTTTAAACTGGACTTATTCCAATATTTGGACATCTTCAAACCCACTTGAACACGCGGACTTCACGCCCTACTTTCGAGTTTCTGCACTCTTTCAGACCATTCTAAGAGGGGCGGGATATACATACGATTCGAACTTCTTCGACAACGAAGATAACTTGTACCTATGCCTCTATAACGGGCTACTTACACCAGCAAGCAACGACGACACCGATTTCTCTATTGATCAAATGCTCGTAGGCTTAAGCAGTAATTTAACCGGGTTAACCGCGCATCCTAATTTTACGAGCATAACAGCGTTTAGCGAAAGCACTCCTTTCTACGATCAAAATAACAACTTCACAAGCGGAACGACGTACACCGTGCCTTACCGCGCTTATTATCGCTTTAGGGTGAACGTATACGGGCGCTTAGACCACGATACAGGAGACTTCGTTTCCATGCGACTCTCTAGAAACGGCAACGAACTTTGGACGTTTATAGACGATTTCGAAAGCCCGGAATTCAACGACATAACGCACGCCCTACTTTCTCCGGAGTTCGTTATGGAACAGGGCGATACTGTAGAATTTCAATACGTAGTGGGCAACTCTTCTCACCCTCTAGCGCTTGACGGGGGTACGGAAATAAGCAACCTTACAACGTGGTGGCAGGTAGCTTATATCTCGACGATTGGCGTAAACATTAACGTGACTGAAAACCTGCCGGAGATTAAGCAAATCGATTTCGTGTCTGGTTTGCAAAAGATGTTCAATCTCGTATTCATCCCCGACAGAAACAACCCGAAGCACCTTGAAATTGAACCCTTTACCGACTACCTAGCTTCCGGAAGCCAAAAGGATTGGACGAATAAGATAGACCTCTCGAAGGATATACAAATCCAACCAACAACCGACCTTCAAGCGAGGCGATACGACTGGACACACTCACAAGGAAAGGATGTTTTAAACGAGGCGGTGTTCAAAAGTACCTCCCGCGTTTATGGACGTTATCGCGTAGATGATCCCGGAAACGACTTCGCTTCAGGAAACAAAGAAATAAAGTCGCCCTTCGCCCCTCACGTCGTTTCAAGAATTCCGCAAACGGGTTATCTGGTTCACCGAATGTTGTTGAATACAACCGAAACAGACAAGAGCCTGAAAAAACCTCTCCCGCGCTTGGCGTATTGGAATAGCCTTAGTGACGGAGATTTGTTTTATCAAAACGACACCAATACGGCAACGGTAACCGCTACCGAATACCCGGTATTTTCTCAATACTCCTCATTGGATGCGAACGTATCGAATAAAGACTTGAGCTTCGGCCCAGAACGCCCGTTCCACATCATCCAAGCGAGCCCCTTAAATACGCTTTACTACAAGTATTGGAGACCGTTCGTCAATGAACTGTATTCTTCGGATGCTCGGAAACTGACCGCCTTCTTCCGGCTTACGCGATCCGAATTAGCGACGTTCGAATTCTCGGATAAAATCTACATAAAGGATACCTATTGGAGAATCCTATCTATCTCGTATGACGCGACAAGCGAAGACCTCGTGAAGGTGGAGATGCTTAAAGTCTTGGGGGATATTCGGGACTGCACCTGGCTTCCTATATCTATCGACAAATCAAACGGACAGATTCGCTTTGAAAACGTCGCAGGCACGCAGGTATATCAACTAAGCCCGAACTTTAGTTCGTGTTGCACGAAGTACGGATATATCTACAACGAAACGAATCAACGCTGTTACCAACCTTTTGAGCAATGAGGAATCTCGACAACCATCGTTATATAGGAGAGGCGATTCAACTGCTCCAGAACAAAGGCGAGAAGACGAAAGTCCCCCTTTGGTTTAAGGTCTTGGATTGGTTCCTCGCTATTGTCTACATCTCAGGGGTTTGCTTCCTCCTCTTTAAAACTACCGCATGGCTACTCAACAAGATATTCTTCTAACATACCGAACGGATACGGGAGAGGTAACGCGGTCTCTCGGTGACATTGTTTCGGGTCTTGAGGGGGTAGATAACAAGATTGAAGAAACCGCCCAAGGAACGAAAAAGATTGAAGGAGGGTTAAAGGCAACAGGCAAAACGGGTTCAATTGGGTTTAACGCCATCGGAACAGCCATAAAAGCGACGGGGATCGGGTTGCTTGTTGGAATTGTTGCGAAGCTCATTGAGAAATTTACAGAGAACAAGAAAGTCGCGGAAGCTCTTGAGGTTGTTTTCGCTGGAATTGGTGCGGTAATAAACACCATTTTTGAGTTGGCCGAACCTTTGGGAGAAGCGTTAATGAACGCATTCAATAACCCAATGGAGGCACTCAAGAACATTGGGAAGGCTATCAAGGAAAACATTATCAACCGCCTTGAAGGTTTACTGGAATTTATTCCGGCCGTTGGTGAGGCTATTAAACTCGTATTTCAAGGGGAATGGACACAAGCGGGAAAGGTAGCCGCCGATGCCGCCGGGAAGATGGTTCTCGGAGTTGAGAATATTACGGACAAAGTAGGCGAAGCCGCTGAAGCTGTGGGAGAGTTTGCGAGCGATTTTGTGGATTCCACAAAGACCGCAATCAAATCTTCAAATGACTTAGTAAAAGCTCAACAGAGGCTACGGGATCAACAGCGCGATTTGAACGTAGAGTATGCCGAAGCACGGGCAGAGATAGAACAACTCAAACAAAAGCGGGACGACGAAAGACTTTCGATTCAAGAGAGGATTGCCGCCGCTCAAGAAGCCTCGGACAAAGATTCAGAATTCGCACAAAAGCGGATGGATATCGCGAACGCGGAAGTAGGCTTAATTCAAAGAGAGATAGCCCTTCAAGGAGAAACAGAAGAGCGTCTGGATCGCCTTGCTGAGGCACGTATCGCCGCCGCTGAAGCGGCAGAAAGTAGCGCGGCAGTTCAGACGGAATTAATGACCTCTATCGCAGGACTCCAAAACGAAGAACTCGCACGGCAACAAGAACTCATCGAAAAGGAGCGCGACCGTATCGACGGCATTATTTCCCGACAGTCTGAAATCGACAACATTGTTGAGGCGGGTATTAATCGGGAGATAGAGAAAGTCAGAGAGAAATATCGCATACTTCAAGAAGAAGCCACGGCAAACGGTCAAATCCTGGTAAATACGGATGAGGCAATGCAAGCCGAAATAGACGCGATTCGTGAGAAATACGCGAAAAATGATGCCGCAAGAAATAAAGCGGTTTTAGATTCACGCGTTCAGCTTGCAACGCAAGCACTCGGAGCGTTATCCGCTTTAAACGATGCTTTTGCAGGTGACTCAGAAGAGCAACAAAAGAAGGCGTTTCAACGTAACAAAGCTATCGGGATTGCGAGTGCAATAGTAAACACAGCGGGAGCGATTATTGGCGCACTGAACCCGGCTGTTGGTGGTCTCGGAATTCCCTTGGGTTTACCGGGTGCGGCTATTGCCGCCGCAACGGGGGTCGCAACAATCGCAACCATTGCGAAAAGCCAATTTAAAAGCTCAGGCGGTGACCCTCCCGATCCCCCATCTACGGGAGGAGGATCCGCACCAACACCAACGACCCCACAACTCGACCTCGGATTCTTAGGGGGTGGAGCAGGGCAGACGGGCTTTCGGACTTACGTTGTCTCTTCAGAAGTAAGCAACAGCCAACAGGCAAACCAACGAATAAACGACCAAGCGTCATTAGTAGGATGAACATATTAGAACTGATAATCGACGAAGAAGCGGAGATGTACGGAATCGATGCGATATCTCTCGTAGAGCAACCCGCCATCGAAAGCGATTGGGTCGCCCTAAAGAACCAGCAACTCCAATTTAAAACGCAAGACGAAGAGAAGCGGCTGATTATGGGCGCGGCTCTTATTCCCGATAAGCCTATCTATCGAAAGACGGGAGAAGAGGAATACTACGTCTATTTTTCAAAGAAGACCGTACGAAGGGCGATGGAACTCTACTTCAAGAACGGCAACCAAGCGAACGCCACGCTCGAACACGAGCATAAAATCAACGGCCTGCACCTCGTGGAGAGTTGGATCGTAGAAGGAGAGCAAGACAAGTCGCGGATATATGGCCTCGATGTACCTGTAGGTACGTGGATGGTCTCGATGAAGGTAGAGAACGACGCTATCTGGGAGAAGTTCGTTAAGGAAGGCGCGGTGAAAGGCTTCTCTATTGAGGGGTATTTCGCTAACAAGTACGAACTCGCAAAGGCTACCGTAAAAAAAGACAAGCGATATAAAGAGGGACAGCGCGTCGATATGGAGTCGTATAGCGATTACCCTGACGCGGTGAAGAACAACGCAAAGAGGGGCATAGAATTGAACGAGAAGCAGGGCAATAAATGCGCTACGCAAACGGGAAAGGTACGCGCTCAACAGCTTGCCAACGGCGAACCCATCTCGCAAGAAACCATCGAACGAATGTACTCGTATCTCTCAAGGGCGGGGGAATATTACGACCCGAACAGCACGACCGAATGTGGAACTATCTCCTATCTCTTATGGGGAGGGAAGGCCGGGCTTCGTTGGGCAAAATCTAAGCTAAGCGAATTAGAGCTTCTCTCAGCCGTTGAAATCGAACTCGGTATAGAATACCTCTCCGAAAAACTTAAGAGTAAGGAATGACCCTTTAAAATCGTTATTAATACAAATCCCTCGAAGATGACTCTAAAAGAACGCATCTCCGACTTGTTCGAAAAATACTCCGTTGAATTGGAGGTCGAAACTAAGGAGGAGGTAAAATTTGCAACTGCTACGCTTGACAGCGGGCAAGAAATCCAAACCGACGCGGAAGCCTTTGCCGTCGGTGTTTCTGTTTTCGTAGTAAATGACGAAGGCGAACAAATCCCTCTCCCAGATGGAGACTACACCCTCGCCGACGGCTCTATGTTAGTAGTAGCAGAAGGTGCCGTTTCTGAAGTAAAAGAAGCCGAAGCCGCTCCAGAGGTAGAGGCCGAAGAAGACAAGGAAGAAGAAATGAAGGCTGAAGAAGTCGAAGCGTCTTCCGAGGTATTAACACGCGAAGCGGTAGCCGGTATGATTGCCGAAGCCGTCGCAGAAGCGAAGAAAGAATTCAGCTCTCAAATTAAAGAGCGAGACGCGAAGATCACCGAGTTGAGCAAAACCGCTTCAGCTAAAATCTCTCGCGCACCTAAGATGGAGGTAAAAGCTCCTGTCGACATGACCAAGTTATCAATGAAGGAGCGCATCGCCGCGATCCAAAATCAATTCTCTAAATAATGGCTAACGCTGTAATTACTTCAAACTACGCAGGAACCGCGGCTCTACCTTACGTCGCTCCTGCCATTCTCTCTGGCGATACCATTGCAAATGGTTACGTCGAGGTTCTCGAAAATGTCCGATACAAAGCCAACCTCCGCAAGTTCGACGGCGTTGCTTTGCAAGCGGCCGGATGTGAATTCTCAAACTCAGGAGGCTCTTTAACTTTGAGCGATGTTGTATTGACTACAACAGCTCTCCAAGTCAACGAGCAAGTCTGCAACAAAGACCTTCGTACTGCATGGGAAGCCGAGCAGATGCGCGGTCAATCGTCAAACTCACCCGCTGACTTCCAAGCGTTCGCCGCTCAGTACGTAGCCGCAAAGGTTGCCGAAGGAGTTGAACGCAACTTGTGGCACGGTAACTTCAATCACACCGACGGCACAACAGGAGGAGCAACTTACACGAGCTTCAACGGTATCTGCCGACTCTTGGTGGACGGATATAACGCGGGTACGATGCAACAGCTTGCAGGTGCAACAGACGCGACGAATATCCTTGCTCGTTTGGCAGGTTTAGCCGCTGAAGCTCCTCTCGCTATCGCAGGAGACCCAGACGCGAAAATCTTCATGTCACGAGCGATGAAGCAACTCTATTACACAGCTTTGGCTGGCACTTCTGAGTTGACTTTCCACGCCGCAGAAGCCGCTAATTTCTATAACGGCTATGAAATTATCACACCGGGAGGAATGGCAAACGATGCGTTTATCTTGTCGAAGAAAGAGAACCTCTACTTCGGAACAGACCTATTGACGGATCACATCGAAGCGGCTGTTTTGAACTTGATGGGCGTAACGGGTGACGATGTTACTCGAATCATCATGAAGTTCAGTGCAGGTACTCAAATCGTAGACGCTCCGTCTGCTGGTTTCGCTTACCGCACATCCTAATTAATCGGGGAGGGGCTAAATCCCTCCCCTTAATTCCTCAAAATATGGCTTGTAGTATTACAGTTTCGGGGCGTTCCTTCCCCTGTAAAGATAAAATTGGAGGAATCAAAAGGGTTTGGATTGCTCAATTCGAGGCCGACGAATGGGGTACTATTGCCGCAGGAGTTATCCCCGGAGCGGGAGCAGACGGCGACGGTGCTACTCCCGTTGTGTTCAAGAATTTCGAACTCACTAAGAACACGGGATCGTTTCAACAAACCGTTACCTCTTCCGTTGAGAATGGTACTGTCTTCTTCTCGCAAGTCGTGGAGTTGACTATGCCAAGCCTTGACGCGGTAGTCAATACGGAAATCTACGAACTCATGAAGGGTCGCTTGTCTATCATAATTCAAGACAACAACGATAATTATATCCTCATGGGTCACACGACCGGAGCGGAAGCGACGGGAGGCACAGTAGGAACGGGAACGGCAAAGGGTGACCTTAACGGCTATCAGTTGCAATTCACAGCGGAAGAAGCTATTCCGGCTCCATTCGTTTCATCTACAGACTCGCTCCTCACGTTTACGACTGTTGTTTGATTTTCCTTTTTGGTTTTAGGTTAAAAGGACGGGGGAGGGCGCAAGTCCTCCCCTTTTTTATTCTCAAATGATACACCTCAACCCCAATTCAGCCACCGAGCAATTTATCTACCTGACGCTTCAGGAGATGAAAAAAGACCTCGACCCGTTTACCCATTATTTAATAATTTTGGAGAACATGGCAAGCACGGATAAACACGCCTTCGTTGGAGATGTAGAAGTCGACAACGCTCGATATACCAAGATCAGCGTCTACAC